CTGATTTAATTATTAAAGGACAAATACCAACAGAATTTGATTGTTTAGGAGTTGGAGTAGATTTATCTGCAGGAATTAGAGAAAGAAATGACTATACAGTTTTTGTAATGGGTGGAAGAGTTGGTGACAAAATTCATATTATTGATTGTAAGCGATTAAGAATTATGGGTAACGTAGAAAAATTAGAAGCCATTATGGACATGATGTATGAATGGGGGGTTGTACATAAAGACGGTGATCAATTTTATCCAACAGGAAGCACTGTAGATATATGGTCAGAAGCTGTTGCTTATCAGGCTTCTTTAGAAGCAGACTTTAAAAGAATATGCTTAGAAGAACAAGGTTTACATAATCTTCTATGGCATCCTGTTAAAGGTTTTCGTGGAGATAAAGTTGCACGTTTTAGAGGTATTATGGGTTTGTTTGAACGACATAAAATTAGATTTAATAAGTATCGAAAATTTCAAGCATTAACAGATGAAATAGTTAATTTTGGAGTTAGTTCACATGATGACTGTGTAGATGCATTAGTTTGGCTTTGCAATGGTTTAATGTCTAGAGGAAAACTAGAGTTAGAGTATTGACGATTTAGACTGTTTAAAGCACTTAACATGGCCTCTAATTTTTATTACGAAGGAATTGAACTTGAGCAAGATGCTTATGGTTCAGCAATTATTAATCTTCCAGATGAATTGTGTCACGATCTTGGTCTTCAACCTGGCGAACGATTTAACATCGAAGCTGATGAAGATAATCTTATTTTCAAGAGAATGGCAGCTGGGTATGAAGTTGAGGCATAGTAAAACTACTGATTTTAACTGATGAGTAAAACAAATCCAGCTTTTGAAGCAATGCTTGATTCAGTCATAAACCGTGAAAATACGGGTGCTGCTGATTCAATGCTAATTAATGCTCATCTAGCTCAAATGAAAATGTTTGGGATTAGACAAGGTGTTGAATTTTTTCCTGAACAAGACAATTACGGAACACAAAGATATGATCTTATCCAACAAGTCATAAAATTTAATCAATTAGATGCAAGATTAGATGCTATTTGGGATCATTTTTTAGCATTAGGAAAAGGATTGTTTTATATACGTCCAACTAAAAAAACATATCGAATTTATTGGTTTGATAAAAATTCATATCGTACTTATTATTCACCAGAAGGGGACTTAGAAGAAGTCATTATTATTTATCCTTATAAAGTTAGGTCTTCAAAAGGATTTGGTGCTAGTCAAATTGGCTTAAGTACTGACAAAAGATATATGCGTCTACGTATTACAGCTGAAACTATTGAAGAGATGCATAGTGAGCAAGAACTTAGTTTTGATACTCCACAAGAATTCACAACTCTACAAAAGAAAGAGTTAGTCAACACAATGCAATTTATTCCTTGTGTTGAGGTTTTTAATAATCCAGATGCATTTGGTACAGAAGGACGAGGTGATTTCGATTGGATAGCTAATCAGATTGTTGCACATGATGAAATGGTTAAAAATATTAGAGCAAACTTGTCTTTCTTTGGAAATCCAACATTACTTTCTTCTAGACCTAAACAAGATATTGTTGAAAGCAATAATCAAGATAACCCACCACAACGTCCAAGTATTTCGAGCCAATCTGGTTTTACTTCTGATTTAAGTATTCTTCAATCAACTTATAAACAAGATCCAGTAAGCAGAAATCCTGCAGGTTACATAGGAAGCCCTGGAGCAGGAATGCGTGTTCCGCGTGTTATAGCAAATTTAGAACCTTCAGATCGTGTTGGTTTTATTACTCCTAATGCAGTTAGTACTGATCAAGCCAGATTTGCTGAACAATTACGTAATGAAATACGACTTGCTTTAGGAGGTATAGACGATCTTTCTATTAGCAATGTAACAGCAACAGAAATTAAATCTCAATATGGACGAGTTAGTGCAACGGCTAAAAAGAAATGTTTACAACTTTATAATTATGGAATTTGTAAGTGCTTTGAATTAATTATTTTTCAGGAAGAAGAGATTTTTAAGAAGACACTTGCACAAGCAATTGGTCTTAAAACAGTTGAACTTCCATTAGATGATTCACCTGAAGAACAAGCTAGATACGACAAACAACAAGCTAGATATGAAAGAAGATTTAGTAAAGCAGTTGCTGAAGTAGAAGAAACAAAAGTAATACCACCAGGGGTTTTAGGGCTTGCACCTGATGGAACAAGGAATGTTGAATGGCGATGGATGGGACCTGTTTATGAGGATACAACTCAAGATAAATTAAACCAATCTATCTTCACTAGAAACCTTCAAGAATTAGGGGTAGATAGTATAGAAGCACTGAAGTACTTATTTCCTTCTAAAACCGATGACGAAGTAGCTGGAATGTTATCTGGCTTCCCCTTCCGAATGGTAGGACAAGTGCAAAAGGCGTATTCCACATTTATTGATCTAATCAATCAAGAAATGAGGACGCCGCATCCACAACAGCCTGACTTACCTATGTCAGCTGACCCGAGATTCGATCTCACCCCGTATTTATACAGAACACTCGAAAGCTTACAAAAAGAACTGACCTATGCAGGACGTTTCCGTAGCGCCGACCCAATCGGCACCCCAACCCTCCCAGACCCAGCCGATAAGCTACGCGGCTCCAGTGGCAGCGGCTCCTTCACAGGCACCGCAGGCGGTTTCAACGACCAACCAATGGGCGGCAGCGCCTACAGGAGTGGTGGCACCAGCACCGCAGGTAGCGGCCCAGATAGGAGTGACTCCAACCCAAGCGACCCCTACCCAGTATTACCCCCAGACCAGCCCCTCTCAAGCACCAACCCAGGAGAATCCTTACAAGGACGCGTTCAACAGGGTGGTAGGACTCCTGAGTTCGCCAGTGCAAGTCCCCTTCCTGGGTCAACAATCCAGTCAGACATCAGAAGTAAGCCAGGCCAATTACAATTCGCCACAACTAACCCCTTACAACAATCAGGTTCAGCAGACATCGCAGCCTGGGATGCAGAACAGCCAGGTATCCTCAAACGCTTATTCCCAAGCTTCGCAGGAAATAACAGATGAGCAACTTTTAGCTAATGGAGTAAGTGAGCAAAGTCTTAAGGTAATTGATCATTTTGGTGCTGATGCACCAGCAGTTCTAAATAACTATTCTTGCAAAATAGAAGATGCACTTATCCATACCGATTCTCAGTTAAGAGAGTCAGTAGGACTTTTGCAAGAACTAAATAATGAGCATAAAATCTATGAAAAGATTTTGACTGATCCAGACGTTCTTGCTGATTATACTTGCCAGTTCTTTGGAGAGAATGGTCCTTATCCTGTACAAGGACAAGCAAAAGCACAGCCTACATATCAGCAAGTTGGTCAACAGACTATTCAGAATGCACCTCAAGTTGTTCCTGATCCACAAGCAGCACAATATAGACGTCCTGAAATGCCTGTTCCTCCACAGCCTCAAGCTCCTGAAAATGCAGGTGATTTCTGGAATAACTTTGGAAACATAGCCGAAAAAGACCCACAAAATGCATGGCGTTATTTGAATACTCAGACTCCTGACACATTCAGACAAAAGATGCTTGTAATGGAATAACCGTAAACTTATTAAATGTAAAATAAAGGGTAGTAAACAACTGCCCTTTTTTATTATTCAGAATTAAAATATTATGGCATATGCAGCAGCAGCACAAGTATTACCGAGGATGGCAGGATTATTAGCCAAACTTAAAGGTGCAGCACAAGGAGTAAAAGGTGCTGCCCAAGGTGTAGGAGCCGTAGGTAAAGGCGGAGCACTTTCAACTATGATGCAACCATCTTATGTTCCATTAGGAACAACTTTCACACCTAATGCACTTGGTAAAGCTGCAATGCTTGGAATAGCAGCAGCTCCTGGAGTTCTTGGCTATACACACGGAAGGGACACTGGATATCATGATCCTGATCGTAGTGGAATAGGAGGCACACTTGGTTACAGTCTTTTAAATCCTTTGGCAGGTTTAGGATATGCAGTAGGCCATTCACAAGGACATGACTCAAGTCAGTCAGCTGAGGATCAAAAAATTAATGCACAAGTAGAAAAAATATTAAGACAAAGAGAAGCACAAAAGAAACTTCAAGATAATCTTAGATCTATACTTATGCCTACAACTATTGGAGGCAATATTTAATCATGGCTAACTCACCTGAAAAAGCTGTCGCACTTGCTAAAGAAGCAATGCTTTTAAGAGCTTTAAAAGCAGAAATACAAAAACAAGGAAGTCAGGTTGATCCTGAAGTTGAAGCTCCTCAAACTTCAATGCAACCAGGAGTAGTTAATCCTAATCCAAAACCTAATGGAGAACGTGTAACACCTCCTAATGTTTGGTCTACAAGTAACTTAGTTCCAGGACCATCAGGAGAATCTAAACTTGCAGCAACATGGAATCCAGCAATGGATCCAGATAATGAAACAGAACGAGGAGTTAATCAAGGTTTAGGTTGGAATGCATTCAATAATTCAACACAAGATCCTTGGAGTAGATAATTAATAACGTACATAAGTAAGCCTGGGTTATAATTACTTTTAATGGGACTTTTGTTCCAGGAGTGATAACAGCTTGTCTGTTATTGAGATTAATTTAATCTCTAATATCAGCACAATTTCTTTAGCTGAATAGACAATGTTTATTGATAACGATTTCCCTAAACTGCTCGGTGCCGAACTTTATCGTCCGCACCCAGCCTATATCGTGGAGATGGCTTGCGAGCCAATAGTGGTCCACGATTTTACAAAGCAACCTGGACAAACGGTTCAGTTAGACCGTTACAGGTTCTTTGGCGCTCCAGGGACAAAATCCAACCGTGAGCGTACACAAGATCAAACAATAGGTACAGCTAATAGTCGTTCGATTGTTAAGGACAAAGTTCTAGTTTCTCTTCGTGAGTACACTGGTCCTGCGGATCCTAATAATGCGAATCTTCCTAGCACCTTTAAGATTGCCCGTGAAACCTTGATGACAGCGCAGCGTTTGCTGCTTGACACAGGGAATCTCAACATGTTCCATCAGTCAATAGGTAGCTTAACCCTGCTTGATGACTACAGAAGATGGAGAGATAGAGTCTTCCTTGACGAATTATTTAAGGCAGAATCACGTGGTAAGTCTTCTGATACTCAAGGTGGTTACTACTACCCTGAGAATCCTACTAAGGCTACTAGCACTTCTCTACCTGCTTATAGTGCATCTCAGTATGCATCTGAGCGTTTCAAATTTAACGTTAAAACTGACCTTCTAGAAGTAGTTAAAGGTTTGCGTAAGCGTAACGTACCTGTCTTTGCAGATGGCTACTATCGCTGTATTGCTGACCCTTCATTCATGAAGGACATGAGAGCTGATTCTGGCTTCCGTGAAGTTGCTCGTTACCCTGGCATGGGACAGCCAAATCCTCTTATGAGTGCACAGGCTCCCAACGCAGCTGTTTACGGTGGTGGTCAGTTCGGGCAAGCACAGTTTGTAGGCGGTGAGCCAGTTATGCCATCAGGATTCGTCTTTGAAGGTGTAAGGTTCTTCGAATCTACTAACATGCCTAGCAAAACCATTTCGGTCGATATTGGTGATGGAAACGGTGCACAAACACGTGACACCCCTCCTGCTCTTTTCTTTGGTCCTCAGTCCGTTGGCGTCGGCATTGGTGGTCCTAATGCTCAAGTTTTGATTAATAACAATGATGACTTCTCAAGATTTATCATTCTTATATGGCAGCTTTATGCTGGTTTTGCGAACTTGAACAAGGACTTCACAACAGTCGGTTTCACCGTTACTGAAGCTTATTAAATAGGAGGTAATTAATTTAAAATGGCAACTTACAAAGCTGACGCTGGGGCAATTCTTAATCCTGGCAACCAAATCAACAGGCTATCCTCCTATAACACAGAAGGTGTTTATGCGTGGCCTGGTATTGAAGCATTCGAATTAGTTGGATACGTTAAAGTTTCCAATTTAGCTGCTGATAAAGCTAGTTATAAGAGTTTCAATATAACTATTCCTTCTCCTGATCGTCGAGTAGATGATCGTGTAAGGAATGATCGTACAAGTCTAGTTGTACAAGCAAGTGCGGCTCGTCCTGCGTATGTATATGGCGCTTCCATATCTATTGCACAGGATATTCCTTCTGGTGGATTAGCAACTTACCCTGCTTCTCCTGTAACTGCTGATTTAGGCGGTACATCTACAGAACTTCTACTTCTAGGACCTGATAATAGTGGCTCACCAATCGGTGTTCCCGCTACTCAATTATTAGGAAATGCTGCTGCTTCTTCTTATATAACTGCAGCTAGTTCTGCATTTGCACAAGGTTCAGCAGCTACAACAGTAGCTGGAGTTCCTTTCTGGACAAGCGTGACAGCCACGATTGATGATCAGGATGCTGCAAACTCTATGCTATATAAGGTTGTAGCTGATACTACCTTTAAGGTGTATAACGTTGATGCCGTTACTGGAACAAGTGTTTCAGGTGATGGTGTATACATTAGTCAAGCTGATTCAGATGCTGGTCGTGCTGGTTATATTCTCTGTAGAGTTAACTACATTCGTCCTGCATTCAACGTTAGTTGGAATGATATACAAGGTTTTATTGACTTTGCATCTCAGGTCGGAGGAAACGACGAATAATTATATTTTTCGTTTAATAATTAAGACTGGTGTAATAGCCAGTCTTTTTTATGTCCTTCAAGTATTAACCAATGTATTCTATTGATAGTTAATTTAAAAAATTAGAAATGCTCTATCAATACAAGCCAACTGGTTCACTTGTAGAGAAAATATCTCAACACGGTGACGGTGTTGTTATGTGTATAGATTCTCAAGATGAAGTTTTATATGTTGAAGAAGAAGATCTTATTCCACATTTAGATGCAACAACAGAACAAATTAAAACTGAAGAACGTTTGACAGAACAATTAAAAGCAGAAGGGGTTAAGCCTTCAAAACCAACAAAAAAAGAAACATTTCCTGTTGATATTAGACTTAATCTCAATACAGCAAGTCCTCGTCAAATCGCTGATGCGTTGCCTGGTGTAGGATTAAAGACAGCCAGAGATATTAAGGATTTACAATCCACGATGCTTGGTGAAAAGTTCATTAAATTAGAACAACTTAAATCAATTAAGCGTGTCGATTGGGATGAACTAATAAAAGAGAATCTTATTCGCGTTGAATAATGCAACTTGACACCTTTTTAAAGTCTAAAATCCGTTGGCACTTAGGTTATAATCAAACTTCTGTACCAGCTGGTGATTTAGCAAGATTAGAAGAAGCTTGTGAAAATGTACAAGATACCTTTTGGTATTCGAAGATAACTGAACAGATTACCCGATGTGACGAAGCTGAAAAACGTACAGATATGACAGGTAGTGCTAATAATTTTGCTGTTCCAGCAGGAAGAAAAGAAAATATAGCTGGTGACGTAGACCGTACAATTAGTACAACAGATTATAAAGATACATTAAAAACATGGAATGCTATTTATCTTTATGAATGTGATAGGCTTGCTCAACATTTATATGTTCCAAATTATCGTAATCCAGAACAAGCTAGATATCGTTTTGAAAGAGAAGGTGCAGAATTTATACAAGCATTACCTGGACCTGCTGATGTTGCAGTAGGTACACGCCTTTTATTTGCCGCTGAACTTAGATAATGTCTAAAAAGAAAATGCCACCTGAGCTTCTTGAGCATTTTAAGAGTAAATTGGCTAAAAATACAGAAAATAAAGAAACATCAGACTCTTCTAAGCGTTCAGAAGCATTATCTAAAGCTAAAAATAAAATAGAAGAAAAAAATACTAAAGTACGTGCTGAAAAACAAAAAACTAATTAAAAAAGCTTTAAAACAATCTAATTTATATAGCGAAGCTGAAATAAGTTTTTTTAAATTATGGAAATCAGAAAAAAAACGTCAAAAAAAGATTAAAAAAAAGGATAAATCTAAGTTAGGTTAGAATAAAGAATAATAAGCGCAAAAGAAATTGGCATCGACCTCAACAAATAAACAACCAATGATGCTGGATCGACCAGCAACTTCTAGTACATTGGTTACTGTTGCATCAGGACAGTTATTTTCTACTAGTTTAATTCCTACAGCAATTGGTAACTCTACAAAAGTATTTGATGTTGATTCTGCATTAACAGATAGTTCTATTGGTGGTGCATACGTTGATGAAATATGGATTAGATATTCCAGAGATGTAAATGATTATATAGAAGCACTTTCACCTATTACTGCAACTTATTCTATAAACAATGGTTCAGGTGGAGCAGGAACAATACTAGAGGTCGCTTCATCTAGTCATAATTTAAAAGTAGGTCAAAAAGTTTATTTAAACTTTACGAGTGGAACTGGAGTTGATGGTACTTTTACCGTTACAGCTGTTACAGGTGCTGCCTTTACTGCAACACACGGTACTTCTTTGAATACAAGTGGAGCTGTTTCTGTTTATGAGCCTACTGATATTTGTTTTTACTTAGTTAAAGTTGGAACAATTACTAATACCAATCAATTCTTTCCTTTATTTGTAGCGAATGTAGAGTCTATTCCTAGTAATGCAACTTATAGCATGACTTTGAAAGAGAGATTACCTTTTATTAACAATCCTGTTCCTCATGCAGGTGCTAATTTCACAGGTTTAGATGTATCTCCTAAAACTCGTGGCCTGATCCTTCCATCAGGATCTGCTTTATATGCATCTGTAAGTGGAGCGACTTCTTTAACTAATGGATTCTATATAAATGTCCAAGGAGGATATTATTAAAAATGACACAAAGTTTAGAAGAATTTAGAAAAGAATTTGGTTATGACGACTTAAGTTCTTCTTATCCAGATAAGTGCGCTTCTATAGGTGTTAAAAATATGAAGGCTATGAATTGGTGTAGAGCAAATGAAATGGCTACTCTTTGGTCAAAAGGAACTAGGTGGGGACCAAGAACACAATATCCTAATCCTGCTCAGAAACATAAGTAGTAAATGATCCAAAGAGTTTCTAGCTTTGGAGGCGCTTTTGATGCAGGATTTAAAGATCCATCAGGAGGATTTGATAAAAGAGAAAAAGATTATCAGAAAAAAATTGAATTAGAAGCAACTAATCCATACCAATTTTTTCCACCTGGAACAAGACCTGACTATAGTGAAATACGTTTTTATGATATTGACAGTTCTTGGAGTCGTTGGAGACGTGGGTATGAATTATATTGCATAACACAAAGTTATTTAGGTTCACGTAAGAAAGAAAGAAATAGCCGTGGAGATTTTAGAATGTATATGTCATTCCAATTATTTCCAGGTCTTTTTATTCCCGCTAGAATTTTTACTTTTCCAAGTAGTGGTACAGAAACAGGAGAACATACAGTAGCAATTAGGGATACAAATGGATTTAACTTTTTTGATTTTGGAATACCTATTGAAGAAATTAGATATTTAGGTCCTTTAAAAACTGCAACTTACAATAAAAGCGGAACAACTGTTACAGTTTCTTTAATTGATCATGGTTATTTTCCAGGTGAAACTATCTTTTTAGATTACACATCTGGTACAGCAGTAGATGAAACTCTTTCTATTGTTTCAAAAACAAATAATACTTTCACTTGTACAAGTAGTGTTTCAGTTTCTACTTCTGGAACTCTAAATGTAAGACAACATTTTGCTGATACTGCTGAAGGATTTGCTGATACTAGATGGATCGAACAAAGAGTTAAAATCCGTTTTATGCCTACACCTGTAACTTTATTTAAAGGAGAAAGATTAGCTGATCGTGTAATTGAAAGAGACCCTGGAATTGCCTTTACTTATTCTCAATCAACTTATACAATTACTGTTACATGTAGTTCTGATCATGGATTATCTACAGGTAATAAAGTATTTTTAAATATAACAAGTGGAAATAGTCCAACAGGACTTTATGATATTACAGTCACTAGTTCAACACAGTTTACAGTTACTGCAATTAGCAGTACAACTACAAGTGGTGCAGGAATACTTAAAAGAAGAATTAAAGGATATGATTATAACAATTATGTAGGTTATACAGTCACTGGAGTTGATTTAGCAACAAATGAAATTTTATTTCAACGTGATGATAGTTATGGAACAAAAATAGTTAATGATAAAGCTGCTACTGTTGTTCCAGCACATCGTGGCTTTATAGCTTCTTCTGATAGATTTCTAACAACTGAAATTAGATATCAATGTAATTGTGCTGATTTTATGAAAAGAAAAACTTATAATTTATATGAAGATAGTTCTAAAGAAAGATTCCCTAGAACATCTATTGATAGTGTTGTTCCAGGACAAAGAAAAAATAGAGAAGGAGAAATAATTGATACTAGAGATAATATAGGAATTTTTAATGATTTTGGTTATTCACCTGTAAGTAATTTTTATCAATTACCTAGTTATGAAGACGGTACTGATGCTTCTTTTATGAGTTTGTTATATTATCAAACTAGATGGTGTAAACATATTTATGCAGCAATGTTTTCAATTGTACATGATGAAGGAAATGACCCAATAAATATTGAAGCTACTTATACGCAATCAGGCCCAAATGTTACTATTAATGCAACAAATCATGGTCTTTTAGCTAACACTAAAATTCAAGTTGACTTTACAAGTGGAAATTTATTGAAAGGCGAGTACACAATAACTTCAGTTATTGATGTTAATAACTTTAAAATTGTTTATCCTTTTTCAGGAACTTCAAATGGATACTGTGTAGTTACTAATTTAAAACCGCATGAATATGCAAATACCTGGCTTCTTGAACCAAATGATCAACCAGCTGGAGATGCTCTTAATAGATTTCATGAACGCTTTGAAAAAGAACAAGAAAGGACTAAAAAAGCAGCAGAAAGAATGTCAATGATGGGGTATGGTTTACCTTGGAAAGGAAATGAAACAATTGAAAGAGGAGCTGGTACTTTACCTGAAGATGTTTCAGTTTTCAAACCAAATCTAGTAACAATGAAATTATTAGATGCTGTTAAACGTGATGGAAAAGAATTAACTCGTGATGGAGTCTTAATGAATAAGGCTGCCACTACATTAATGAATATGCAAAAAGTATTGAACTTAGATTTTAATTTATTAGATGATGTTCGTATAGGAATGTTAGATCAACCTTTAAGTGATTACACTTCTGATTTTCAATTTGGTTTAGTAGACGGTGCAACTTATTTGAATGGATCTCCTATTGACGGTGAAGGAGTAAGTAATATGGATTGTTCGACTTATAATCCAGGAGTTTCACAAGACATAAATGTAGATGCTGGACCTTACATTAATTAAAAAATGACAATTCAAATTCTTTCTAGAAGATCTAGTCTTTTAAATGACAGGCCAGTTCCAACAAGAATTGCAGCTGGAGAAATCTGTCTTAATCAAAATCCAGGAGATCCTGGTTTATATTTTGCAGACAGTACTGCTTCACCTAGTACAGGTTTAATAAAAGTTGGACCTGTGCATATAGGTTCAACACAACCTAATAATTCTCCAGCAGGTTTTACAAGTTTTTCAAAAGGAGAACAATGGCTTGATACTGCAAGTACACAAGTTTTAAAAATACATAATGGAACAGCTTGGCAAACTGTAAAAGCAGTAGCTTCAATAGATCCAAATGCAGGAGTCTATCCTTCTAATCCAGTAAATGGACAACTACATTACACTGAATCCAATACTACTTTATATATTTATCGAACAAGTACATCTGCTTGGCAAGCTATTTAGTTCTTTGAGAAATTAAATAAGCATTTAAAAATTCCCAAATTTTATCTAATTTTTGATTAACACTATTCATTTCACGAATTAAATCTTGTTTCATGACGTAATCTCGAAGCATATTATCTTCAACTCGATCAATTTCATTTTGTAATCTATCGAATTTTTTTTGAAGTTTGTCATTAAAACCGTTTAATGATTTTACAACACCTGCAAAAGCAGCAATTGCACTTGTAATGGCAATAAGAATTACTTCTGCATTCATTTTTCTATTCTAAAGGATTTAACAACTTAGAATGATTAATACGTATAGGAAGTTATATGGCAACATATAAACCAAATGTAGAAGGAGCTATTAATGCGCTTGTAGATTTAATGACTGCAAATGCGTTTACGATGACACGTAAGCCTTATGCATTAAATTATCGTGGATTAGTAGATGCACTTATAGATTTAAAAGAAGGTTTTCCTGTTTTTGCTCCCACCCGTGTTGGATTTGATGCAACAGCTTTTGAAGCAGTTTCAAATGGTGATGCTCTTTATATGAGAACTTCTGATGGTCAAGTAGGCAAAGCTACTGCTGCTAATGGAAGTGCTGAAGCAGCTAGTGTTGTAGGTTTTGCTGATAGTGCCGTAAGCTCTTCTGCTACTGTAAAAGTTATTGTTATGGGAATAAAAACTCTTTCTGGATTAGATGCAGGTGATCTTTATTATTTATCTCCATCTACAGCTGGAGCAATAACAACAACTGCTCCTTCAAGTTCAGGACAATCAGTAACTCGTCTAGGAGAAGCAGCAACAACTGCTGATTTTAGTATTCAAATCGAACCTCCAATTTTATTAGTATAATGCCAAATCCTGGAGTAATAGATAATGAACCATATGATTCTAATGATGCAGGTCTTATTGGTGTAATAAAAGATTTAAATGAGACAATAAAACCTAAAGAAACTTATGAAGCTATTGCTGGTTATCGTTGTGTAGCTTTTGAGAATGTAACTCAAGGTGATGCACTTTATTGTCGTCAAAGTGATGGAAAAGTAGGAAAAGCAATTGCTAATGATACTTTCGATAAAGCTTTAGTTGCTGGCTTTGCTCAAACAACTAAGTCAACTGGTCAACTAGTTCAAGTTATAACTAGAGGATTACTTGCAACTTCTGGTTTAGATCAAGGAGATGATTATTATCTTTCAGCTTCTTCTTCTGGTGCTATTACTAAAACAGCACCTTCTACTGCTAGTCAGTACATATCAAGAATTGGAGAGGCTGCAAATTCTGCACAATTAATTATTAAAATAGAACCTCCTATTCTTTTGCGCTGATGAAACTTTAGTCATCGTAAGATAGAAACAATGAGTAGTTCTATACCTATGAAGAACTCGGAAGATTTAATTAGAACATGGCAGTAAGAAATCCACTTATAATTGTTTCTGGATTATTTCAGGAATTAAATACTTCTTCAGATAAATTAAATTTTGCTGGTAATACTACAGCAGATTTAACTGAAAATACAAATCTTTATTACACAAATGCTAGAGCAAGAGCTTCTGTTTCAGTAACAGATAGCGGGGGAGACGGAAGTCTTGCATACAACAGTTCGACAGGCGTAATTACATATACAGGACCTTCTGCTTCTGAAGTTAGAGCGCATATTAGTGTTGCTTCTGGTTCAGGATTAACTTATTCATCAGGAGAAATAGGGACAAGTGCTATTCCTAATTCACAACTTGCAAACGATTCGCTCACTATAGGTAGTACTGAGATTGATTTAGGAGTAACGCAAGGAACTTTAGTTGGCTTAACTTCTTTAGCATCTGGAACTTTAATAGCAGGAGTAGAAGATGCTGCTAATGCTATTGAAATCGGAAGTGGAAATATTATTTTTGAAGGATCAACAGCTGATGCCTATGAAGTAATACTGACTTCAACAGATGCAACAAGCTCTGACAAGACAATTACATTGCCAGATGCAACAGGAACAGTTGCTCTTCTTTCTACATTAAGTGTTGCAGGAAGTTCAGGACTCACTTACAACGCAGGAACAGGACAATTTGGAACAAGTTCTATTCCAAATGCTCAGTTAGCAAATAGTGCAGTAACGATTGGAAGTACTTCTGTTTCTCTTGGTGCCACTGTTACTACTTTTACAGGTCTTTCAGCGTTAACATCAACAACTCTTACAGGAACAACACTTATTGCAGGTGTTGCTGATGCTGCTAATGCAATCTCTATTACAGCAGGAAATATTACATTTGAAGGCTCTACAGCAGATAGTTACGAAATAATTTTAACTGCAGCAGATGCAGCAAGTTCAGATAAAACAATTACTCTTCCTAATGAAACAGGAACTGTTTTAACAAATGCTTCTTCTATTGCTAATAGCAATCTTGCAAACAGTTCATTAACTATTGGTTCTACAGCTATAGCACTTGGAGCAACAGCGGCATCCATTGCAGGAGTTACTTCTATAACCTCAGCAGCTGTTGTTACTGATGATGATGGATTTAGAGTACGTGATAATTCAGATGCTACTAAACAATTAGCTTTTCAATGTTCAGGCATTAGCGGAAGTACAACACGTACTATGACTATTCCTGATTCAGATGGAACTATAGCTACGCAAGCATATGTTAATGCTCAGATAACAGCAGAAGATCTTGATATTAGTGATGGAAGTTCTGCAATTTCTATTGATTTAAATTCAGAAACTTTAACACTTGCAGGTGGTACTGGAGTAACAAGTACAGCAGCTACTAATACAGTTACATTTGCTATTGATGCAACAGTTGCCACATTGACTGGTTCACAGACCTTAACAAATAAAACACTTACAAGTCCTACGATTAATGCAGCTACAGTAACAGGAGTATTAGACCTAACAGGCGGAGTGCTATCAGGAGCTAGTCCTTTAGTTTTTGAAGGCTCTACTGCCGATGGCTACGAAACTACATTTGCTTTTGTAGATCCTACAGCAGATCGGACAATTACTTTCCCAGATGAATCAGGAACTATGTCTACTCAAAGTTTTGCTACTGCAATAGCAGTTGCATTAGGATAGAATTATGGCTACCCAAGTACAATTTAGAAGAGGTTCTACACCTGAAAACAATGCCTTTAAAGGTGCACAAGGTGAAGTTACTGTTGATACTAGTGAAAGAACACTCCGTGTTCATGATGGATCCTTAACAGGAGGCTATCCACTTCTTAAAAGAGACGGGACTAATTCAGAATTAGCAGCAGGAAATTTATCAAGCTGTGCTTTAAAATTCGCCAATGATTCCAACACTGGTATTACTCGTCCAGGCGCTGATCAATTGGCTTTCGTAACTGGAGGAGTTGCTAGGCTTACAATAGACTCATCTGGTGCGGCTACATTTTCAGGAAATGTTTCTGTTAATGGAAATTTAACAGCTACCACTACCAGTTTTTCTGATCAAATCGCTCTTATTCTCGCTCTAGGCTGATATGGCAAATACCTTCAAAATCGATACTAAATCAAGTGTAGTAAATGATGCTATTACTAACTCGAACTGTAACGTAGTTACTGCAGGAGGGTCAGCAACCTTAATTCTTTTAAGTTGCTTACTTTCAAATAAATCTGGGACAAGTGTTGATGTGGATGTGTACTTAGTTACAAATACTGGAGATGATGTTTATTTATTAAACACTGTACCTATACCTGCAGGTTCTTCTTTAGAAGTAATAGGAGGTTCAAAAATAGTTTTAGAATCAAATGATGTTTTACGAATACGTGCAGATACAGCATCTGCTATTGATGCTTCAGTAAGTTACTTAGAACAAACTTAAGGAGGATTAATAATGGCTCTTACTAAACTTGATGGATCAGCTTTAGGATCTACTGCTCAGGATCTTTTAGGATCAAGAAATCTAATAATTAATGGTGCATGTAATGTCGCCCAACGTGGAACTACATCTACATCTACTACATACGGAAGTGTTGATAGAATGTATTACACACATAATGGTACTGATGAAGCCTGTACAACTGCACAACATGCTTTAACTTCTAGTGATACAGGTCCTTGGGCTGCTGGTTTTAGAAATTCTTATCATATAACTAATGGAAATCAGACAAGTGGTGTTGCGGCTGATCATGTCATTGTTACTAGATACCTAATCGAAGCTCAAGATATAGCAAACTCAGGTTGGGATTATACATCTAGCTCAAGTTATATAACCTTATCTTTTTGGGTGAAAGCTAGTGTTGCTCAAACATATTATGTTCGTCTTGAAAGTCAAGATGGTACAGCACAGAATTATTCATTTGCACTAACATTATCTGCTAATACATGGACAAAAATAACTAAAACAATCCCAGGTAATTCTAATTTACAATTTGATAATAATACCAGTATGGGATTGAAGATTGAATTTAATTTATATAGAGGAACAGATAGTACAACATCTGGACATACTCTTGATACTTGGGCTGCTTATTCTAGTTCTAGTAGAGTTCCAGATATGACAGGAACTTGGTACACAACTAATGATGCAACATTTGAATATACAGGACTTCAGTTAGAAGTAGGAACCAGTGCAACAGAATTTGAACATAGATCCTTTACTGATGAGCTTCAGCGTTGTAAACGATATTATAATATGTATGCAAAAGGCTTGAATGTCTATGTGGGGTCAACAACTTTTCTATACAGTAGTAGTGTTGCTATTACTCCGTTTAAATTTGATCCTGAGATGAGGGCTACCCCTAGCATGGAGGTATCTAATTTTACTAATGCTTACCAACTTTATATCAATGGTAGTGGTACTAATTTTGACACTTTTGCCAGTGTAAACGGGATAAACGAAAAAGGTGGTAATCTAAATTTTGCACATAGTGGAACTGCTGGACAAGCTGGTGGTACGTACTTAAACAATGCTGCTTCACAAGTAGCATTCTCAGCAGAGATTTAATTATGACTTATAAACTAATAAAAGACATTTCTACTAATAAAGTAAATCAAGTTAAATTAACTTCAGATACTACTAATTTAGTGAAAATAGTTCCATTTGTTCCAGGAAACACAGACTACCAAGAGTACCTAGAATGGATAGCAGAGGGAAACACAGCTGAAGAACCAAGTGTTGAAGATGATTGGAAACAAGTAAGAGGTAAAAGAGACGGATTATTAATAGGATCTGATTGGACAATGACAACAGGTGCAACTATTGATCAAGCTCAATGGTCTGCTTATCGTGAGAAATTAAGAGATATTCCACAAACATATAAAAATGTTTCTCATCCTTTAACAGAAGTTGTTTGGCCTACTATTCCTTCAACTAAAGGCCCTAATAGTTAATCGTCTTAGTATAAGTAACTGTAAAATACTAATAAGCGCAAGCCACTCTTAGTGTATAAACTATGCCATATCTTGGGAATAATTTAGAAGCAGCCTTTAAGAACTATAAATCTATTGATGATATTAGTAGTAGCTTTAACGGTTCGACAACTTCTTTTGCCTTACAAGTAAACAGTCTTACTCCAGTTCCTTTTCCGAGAGATTCACAAAATTGTTTAATCTCTGTTGGTGGTGTAATACAGAAACCTGACGCAACAGGAACGACTGGATTTAAACTTTCAGGAACAAATATAGTTTTTAGTTCTGCTCCTGCAATAGGAGAATCTTTCTTTGGAATAATTCTTGCAGGTGCAGATTATGTTAATGCAGGTGTTAATTATCCAGACGGCACTGCGGGTGCCCCCTCAATAACATGGTCTGACGATACAGACACAGGATTCTACAGATCAGGGGCTGGAACTACATCTGCTACTGCTAATGGAAACCAAGTATTAGAATTTGCTTCTAGTACGTCAGGTAATTTTTCTGTTTTAAGTGATCTTAAACTTAATGATTCTAAAAAAATAAAAATCGGAACTTCAGATGATCTACAGATCTTCCATGATGGATCTAACTCGTACATTAAAGATACTGGTACTGGACTCCTTGCTATTAGTGCAAGTGCGTTAAATATAACTAATGCAGCTGGTACAGAGGATGGTATTAAGTTTGTTGAAGATGGAGCCGTTTCACTCTATTACGACAATAGTAAGAAGTTTGAGACTACGACTTACGGTAACTTCTTTACAGGTAGTTTAAGAACTGATGATGGTGGAAATATAAAACTGGGTACTGGTAATGATCTACAAATCTATCATGATGGATCTCACTCATACCTGACCAATGCTTGGGGTCAGCTTTATCTTAACTCTGCAAATGATATACAACTCAGTGTTGCAAGTTTAACTTCACCTGAGAAAGCTATTTACGCCACCGCTAACGGAGCCGTAGAACTCTATCACGACAACGAAAAGAAAGTTACCACATCATCCAGTGGACTTGAAATATATGGAACAGATGGTGGTGCCGCTACTCTTGACTTACGGTCTGATGAAGGTGCTCACAATGCTGATAAGTTCCGCCTTCATGTGGATGACGGTGGACCATACTATATAAAAAACTATACAGATGGTTCTTGGAAAAACAATTTCGTATGTGTAGGTGGTAGCTCAAACGCCTATGTCGGCTTATATCATAATAATGTTAAAGAATTTCAGACATGTACTGATGGAGTTTTAATAGGTCAAAAAGCCGCAAATGGTACTACTGCATACAACAGTACTATCGGAGCAGTTCTAAGTGATGGCTGGACAAAGTGGGTATGGGATGGAGCTACCGGTACTAATACACCGTTCACTATGTTCAACCAAAATGGTTCATATAACCGCTACATGTTCTATGTCGGTTTTGATGGTGGTATTCGTAACTATCAAAGTAACGATTCTGATCTTTGTGATGAAAGGGCTAAAAAAGATATTGTAGATGTTTCAAGTCAATGGGATAAGGTTAAACAAATATCCATAAAAAACTTTAAATATAAAAATGATCCTGATTCTGATCCTGTAAAAACAGGGGTTATTGCTCAACAGGTAGAGACGATTTATCCAGATTTAGTATCTGATGATTGGCCTCAAGAGGATGCAAATCCCAACACAGGTGAAGGTACCTTTTACAAGAGTGTTAAAGAGCAGCAGTTGTTTATGAATGGATTCAAAGCTTTGCAGGAAGCAATGACTAGAATCGAAACATTAGAGACAAAAGTCGCCGCATTAGAAAGCGCATAAGGCTGACGGGTTAGTGATCTTACAATGAGGAGAAAGCTCTGCAAAGAGTGAGTATCTTCTTGTTTG